AGGTAAAAAAAAAAAAAGTACTACGTTACGTTACACAGCCACTCTTACGCCTTACGCCTTGCGTCTGCCTCACCCAGCACTCTGCTGTCCCTTACGCCTCGCCTCACGCCTTAGTGCCACTGCTTCTCATTCGCTCTGCACTCTGTGCGTCGCTTCTCATTCGCTCTGCACTTCTCTGTGCTTCCTTCTGCGTTCAGTCCCACTCTCCAGTCTCACCGGAGACTTCCGTCCTCTTCAGGGATATATCCACGTCGCTGCGTCGGTCGCTCATAGGGTGGACAGTCCGACCGTCGATTGAAAGTCAGCCGACGGACGGACGGACTGACTGACTGACAGAGTCAGTGCCACTGACAGAGTCAGCGAACCAACTGACAAAAAAAAAACCCACACCTAGTCTAGTCGCCTAGATGTGGGCTTGTCGTTGTCGTTTCGCTTGCGTCCGCGCAATCTCAAATCGCGTCCGCGCAATCTCAAATCGCGCTATACTTATCCACCATTACTTCGGCGCCGGTTTTACCTTCAAAGAACGTTTGCCGAAACGCACTAGGATTTTTCGGGTAAAATTCCCACACCCGCATGAACACTAGCTTGCGGTCACGCGGTTCTTCTACCGTGGTTTCATCATCAGCAGACAGCGTTTCCACCAGCTCTTCGACAACGTCCACGAGCAGTAACCCGTAGCAATCGGTCGCGTTCATATGCTTATTGCCTTGAGACGTAACATCCCGTTCAGCAATAGCGTCTTTAATAGCCGCAATGACCGCTTCTTTGGACACAACACTTTTCATTTTTTCGATTTGCATAACTCTAACTCTCTACCGCTTGTCAGCGGCTTCTGCCCGACCGGACGGTCGGTTGCGCGATTGGTTGAAAGCAAAGCAGATGCGCAACGCCTGCCCGCTTTGAAAAATGTACTAAAAAACTGAGAAAGAACACCACTAAGGCATTTGCCGTTGCCGAAGGGGTACCTTTGCCCAGGGTGGGGGTTGCGTATTGTTTATATCCACCTCCGAACATTTTTCAACTTTGACTTCCACAGCAAACGAAAGCGAAGAAACGGACAGTGCGTTTGCGGACGAAAACACAAGACGCAAGACGCAAACGTTAGCGGTTTGCCGCCAAGCGTCTTGCCGCGCAGGTTTCTCGCCCTCAGGTATCGTCCTATCTTAGGACAACACTCAGAGCAGCTGACTTTAACCTGCACGTTAAACCGCGCACAGAAAAATCGCACACCCACTCCGACTTAAATATCATATATTCCAACTTGCAAAAACCCGGAATCTATGCGATATTGTCGCGTGGCCGGAACTCCGACCAGATCGCTCGCTCAACTTCTCTTACGTTATGACCTCTGATTTCCAACAAGCAGTTTCCGTTTTGCCTACTACACAGCAGACTTCTTCTCGTCCGACTCCAGTCGATCGTGTGGTTGTTGTTTGTTCTATGCCGAATGTACAACGCACGCTGAAACGTTGTGCTAAACCTTTTCCGCTTGGTATGCCAGCACATTCGCAACGCCGCGGACTTTCGCTTTAGTCTCGTCTCTCTCTTCTTTGTTTATGTCCGACAAACCGCTCACCGACAAATACGCTGAACTCCTCTACTGCCACGAGGAGTCACACCCGCTTGTCGACGTGCTTAACCACCGAGAAGCTGAAGCCGACGTTGCGTACGACAAAGCCGAACTCTGTGACGCTCCGTTGCAAAAAGGCGGGCGTATGGACATGGTTTCCACACTCGGCAATCGTTTCTCTTCTCCTGACCGCAAAGGAGCAGAAGCTAACGCACGTTACACCTTCGGAAACGACCGCGGTTTCGGTGACGACGGAGTTCCTTTCACCCACATCAAAGAGAAACCTTGGCACCGCGCGCTTGCGTATCTCGCAGCACAAGGACTTAACGCACGTGAGCAATGTGAAAAGTTTGGCGGACAATTCGATGACCACACAAACCAATACATCGCAGGCAGCGGACAATACGCTTATTCCACAATTCTTCAGATCAACCGTCAGCCGTGGTTCAAGCAGCGTGTAATTGACTCGTTGCGTGAAGCTGGTGCAGACATGCTTGGCGCGTGGCTTGAGTCTGAAGTAATGCCTTCACTCGAAACACTTAAAAACCTCCGCGACAATGCGTCTACGCCTGCGACTGTCCGCCTTGCGTCTTCACGTGAGCTTCTTGATCGTTTCTTGGGTAAGCCGACTCAACCGTACACACGGGAAACGGATGCCAAAGACCCTGAGAAGGAAGCTGCTGAACTTGAACAAGAAATCGCTCGGCTTTCAGCGGAAACTAAACCGCCGGCGACGTCCGCAGCGCAATAACAATTAACCCTTCACTTATTCACTTCCGTTTATTCCGTTATGTCACTCTATTCTCCATCTGAACCTATGCGCCAAGCTGCGTGTACTCCTTCTGGCGCTGACATCAGTTTCGTCGCAGGCCCAGACAACAAACCGCAAATCAACTGCCGTGAGATTTTCGTCGGCGGAACTGGCGACGTCCGAGTCGCTACAGTCGACGGTACGATCGTTACCTACACCATTGCGGTAGTCCCTTTCATTCTCGCTGGCCGGTTTACAAAGATCTTCAACACTGGCACCACAGCAACGAATCTCATCCGGCGTTGGTAACTGGTAGAGTAGAGCATGACAGAAACGGAGCACAGTCCTCAGCATTTAGCCGATCTTCGTAAGAAGGCCGAGTTGTTACGTCGTCGACGTGACCTCGAGAAAAACTTCGGCTTGCTGTTCTATCGCCCGCACAAGAAGCAAGACATGTTTCATCGTGCAGGCGAGTTCAAGTTCCGCTACTTAGAGTGTGCAAACCGATTCGGCAAATCGGACTCTGGTGGCGCTGAGGACTGTGCTTTTGCTCTTGGCGAACGTCCGTGGTTGCCTAAGTCCGATCCAGGACGTTACGCAGGCATCCCACAACGCCCAAACAAAATTCTTGTCATCTGCGCCGACTGGGACAAGGTTGACGAAATCTTCACCGGCGAAGGTAAAAAAGGCGGAGTTGGAAAGCTCTGGAAGTTTCTACCGAAAGCAAAAGCCAAAGCCGTCAGCCGTTCGTCGACTGGCACCATAGACAAGATCATGGTCGAATCTGTTTGGGGTGGAAACTCAATCATTTGTTTTGACACTCGGAAATCGTTCGCACAAAATCCCATGGGTTCAGAGTCGGACGACTGGGACTACATCCACGTTGACGAGCCAATCACTGAAGCACACTGGAAAGCGGTTAGTCGTGGTCTCATAGACCGTGACGGGAAAGCGTCTTTCACTTGCACAAACCTGGACCAACCCTGGATCAGCCGTTTCATGCAAGTGAAACCGAAACGCAAAGAAGATCTCGCTGTCCGCGTAACCGACGGCCGCAAATCACGTTGGGCTCTGCGCGGTTCAGTCTACGACAATCCTTATCTCCCACCAGCAGCTATCGCTGAGTTTGAAGCAACCCTCACCGAGGACGAAAAACAATGCCGGCTGTATGGTATTCCGCTTCACCTTTCTGGTATTGTGTACAAAGAGTTCAACGATCAACTCCATGTTGGCCTTCCGCAGAAACCTCCTGCCGGTTGGCGGAACTGGCGTACACCGCCGAGCGATCACACAGTCTACACTGCACTCGACACCCACCCAAACACACCTCACGCAACGCTCGCGGCAGCAGTTGGTCCTGACCACAAGGTTGTGTTCTTTGACGAACGGTTCGAACACGAAAGCGCAACCGAGATCGCCGAGTACTTCAATCGCCGTTACGCTGGACTGAACGTTGTTAGCTACCAGCTCGAACCTGGTGCGTACGTTCCCGACCCTTCGACCAAAATCGTGTTCGCTGACACACTTGCTAAGTTTGGTTTGCCTTTCCAAAAGGCTGTCAAAGACCTTAAAGGTGGTATTCTTAACGCAAAAGAATACCTTAAATACAACCGTGTACTCATTGCTCCTCACCTTGAGCGTACTTTGTGGGAGTTTGAAAACTACGTTTGGGCTATCAAAGACGGTATCGCATCGAACAAACCCGTCGACCGTGACGACCACATGATGGAAAATTTCTACCGGATACTTCTCAAACATCCGGTGTTCCAACCTTTGGCTGACCAGTCTATGGTTGTCGAACCGTCCGAGCACACTTCACTCACTGCGTTTCCAGAAGAAGAAGACGACTGGGCGTATGTCACCGATTCACTTTACGCTTTCTAAACTACTGTTATGAGCTTTTCAATTCACTACATCGGCGTCACCGGTAATCGTTACTTCAATACGAACCAACCGACCCTTGCGTTGTTTCTTGCTAACGAAGCAGCGGAAGCTGCTCTTGACGTTAATGATGTTGTCGCATTGTCTGACCTCCAAGCCTACCGGCTGATGCAGTTTCCAGCAACGCAAGCAACGTCTTACGCACAACTCTCGTCTGGTGATGCTGCAAAAATCTTTTCAGAACTCGGCACTTTCCGTGGTCCGTACGTTGTCGGGACTGCGTACTTAAAGAACGATCTCGTAAGTATCGACGCTGAAGTGAACGCACCGTCGCAGTTGTTTCAGTGGCAGCGGACGGCGATTGCGTTTAGCGTTGAGCACGACACCGAAGCTGGTTATCTTGTCAAACTCATCGACAACACACCGCTTGTCAATTTTCTTAACGCACAACTCGCCGCAGCGCAAGCAGCACAGGTTGCTGCAGAAAACGCACAAGCTGGTGCAGAACAAGCAGAGGCAAACGCTGGCGATTCAGAAGCAAACGCAAACACGGCAAAAGTCGCCGCCGAAGCTGCACAGACAGCAGCCGAGTCTGCTCAAACCGCGTCTGAACAGTTCTCTGACACCTCCGAAGCCTGGGCAAACACCGCGCCCGGTACGTTAATCCCAGCTGAAAACGGCGGTGACGGAGTTGACGATTACTCTTCACGACACTTTGCGGCTGCTGCGGAGGTTTCACGTTATGCTGCTGAGAACGCTGAAACACAAGCACTTGACGCACAGGGCAGTGCTGAAGCAGCGTACTTACAGTCACAAGCACAGGCAGAGGCGTCTGAAGCTTGGGCACAAACAGCTGAAGACACCCTTGTTCCCGCAAGTGCGGGGGGTGACGAGGTTGACGACTACTCTGCCTTACATTGGGCTAAGAAAGCCGAAGCGTCTGCCGACGTTGCAACGCTTTTTGCTCCGTCGTTTGGTTCTCCGCCTGCGACAATCACTTCAACTGGCACACAAAGCGAACGTCGTGTCGACGGTAATTACATGTATATTTGCGTTGCGGCAAATTCGTGGCGTAGAATTCCACTCTTAGCGTGGTAATCTGCTTGTTCAATTTATTTAACTTAACTTAACTCAACTCAATAAAGGATAATCAAATGGCAGACAAAGATTTACGTATTGTACAAGAACGTGGAGACGGAAACTACGGTGAGAGTGTTGTTTCTGTACCAGCGGCACCAAACCAATTTCTTGGTTTTGACGACGAGGGTACCCCAATCACACGTGACGCCGAGGCCGTGCGCGCCGCCACCGGCACCGAGACCACCGCCCAGCTTGACGCCCGCGACACCGCCAACCGCGACCGCGCCAACCACACCGGCACGCAGGCTATCTCGACGGTTTCCGGGTTGCAACCTGCGCTCGATGCGCTCAACGTCAGCGCGCATGAAGGCGGGGCGTATTTTGAGACGACTGGTGCGGCTGCACTCGCTGCGGGCATGATGGATTTTGGGACTGGCGATTTTGCCATCGTCATCGACCGGCTGGAGCTGGATGACTATACCCCAGCCACAGCTGGAGAGTTACTGTCAACACATAGCGCGGGTAACAATCGGCTGGTTATCAGCCTGCTGCCCCTCGGCGTCTTGCGACTCGTATTTACAGACAATTCCGCCACAACGGCCAACTACGACATCGCCCCCACCACCGCGCTGGTGGACGGCACGCCCTACAGTATCGCGCTGGTGGCCGACCGCGACGGCAACGCAACCCTCTACGTGGACGGCGTGGCTAAAGGATCAGTGGACATCTCTTCCGCATCCGACATCGACATCGGCAGCGGCAACACCAACGCAGGCGAGCTGCTGACGGATTCTAACCTGAGCGGCATTGTCTCGGGTCTGGCACCCTTCAACCGCGCACTCTCCGCCGCCGAAGCCGCCGCGCTCCACACTCAGGGACTGCTCCCGTGGCTGGCTGTGCATCCGGAGTATCAGTGGGCTCGGGACATAGCAGTAACCGGAAATACGTTAGTAAAATGGTTTGGAACGGGCACAATATCATCGGCGACAAATACATCTGCTGTCATCGATCCAGGCGCAAGTAGCCTTGCAATTTATCACAACATGTTAACCTGGTTACGGGCCAACCACGGTCAAACAGTCGCCGTAACGATGACAATATCCGGTATCGAAAGCGGCAGTATTCTGCTGAAAAAATTTAGTTCCGTCGGAGGGTCAGCATCCGTTACAACCGCATTATCAAATGGCACAAACACTTATTTTTTAACCGTAACAGATGTAAGCGGATGGCTTCAGTTCTCGGTCAATTCTGTTGCGGGCGGGAGCTTATTGATCGACAAAGTAGTATTACTCGGCGCACTCGCCGCCCTCCCCATGACAGACGGCGCAAACAGCGTCCTGCGCGACATCAGCACCAACCGCTCCGACATTCTGCTCAGCGAGACCGGCACCCAGCACCTGATCCCGCAGGTGGTCGGCTCCGTGCGCGGTGACAATCTCGACGCAACTGGCGGTGCGTATCTGCAACGGGCTGGAGACATCATCGATGCTGCCACCACGATAACAGGCGTGACCGTAGATGGTCGTTACGAGCCAGCTTCCGGCGCACAGGACACCACGTATCGCCGCATCCGCTATGTTACATCCGGCAGCGATGTTTTGATCCAGCGCAGCAACGGCACAACGCATCAAACCATCGCGACTGTGACTCCGACCGCAACTGATGATTTCGCCCTCGTCGTCCACACCCAACGCATCTAATATGAACGATTACCAATTCACCCACGCCGATTTATCCGGCCTCCACTATCGCAAGGGAGTCAACGCCAAATCCGCCCCGCTGCCGTTTACCCCGCAGGACGGAGCCGAGTTTGAGGCATGGGACCCCGAGACCCGCACCCTGTCCTACTCGCTGCCACCACTGGAGGACGGCGACGAGCGCGACATCATTGATGTTGTTATTACTCAGGAGCAAATCGCCGCAGGCCCGCAGGATGCCCCGGCACCTGTGCCACAGATTGTCTCTAAGGCGCAGCTTGACGCACGGGAAGTCACGCTTATTCGCCAGATCAAAGCAAAGCCGGAAGGTTACGCCACCATGACCACCATCAAGACAACTGGCGTGTCGATGGTAGTGAAACAGAGCGGCGCAACGGGTGTCTGTTACTCGATCAACGGTGGAACACCTACCTATGTTGCGGGTGCTGTTAGTGTGAACGTCGCGCTTTCCGGTATTGTTGATCCAGACGGTTCGCCAACGGAAATCGCAGTATGGCCTGCGATCAGTGCGACGAGTGGTAGAGTTGGTGACTTGACTTACCTCAGCTGCGACAACAACAACCTCACCACTCTTGACGTGAGCGGTTTGACGGCGTTAACCTTCCTCGGCTGCTACAACAACAGCCTCACCACTCTTGACGTGAGCGGATTAACGGCGTTGACCAGCTTCGACTGCTCCGGCAACAACCTTACCACTCTCGATGTAAGCGGATTAACGGCGTTGACCAGCTTCAACTGCTCCGGCAATCCCAACTTGGCTGAAGTGACGGCTGTTGGATTTGCGGGAGCCAACCCTTACGGAACCACGCATTACAATGCTAATTTCACGGGATGTGGCCTGACCACGGATGCCGTCTGGTCGATGCTGGATCAGTGCGCGAACGCCACCGATAATCCGTGCTTCATACAACTCGTTGGTAACCCCTGCGACAAAAATGATGGAGTAACCACACCCGAGGCAATGACGGACGGTGACACCTACACGGAATCCGACGTTCAGACGCTCCTCAACGCCAAAGGCTATTCTCTTGTTCTTTCTGACGCAACCCTAGCTCCAGCTTAATATAATATGAATCTTAAATACTATAATTACAATGACACTGACATCGCCCTAATTGGCAAGTCCGGTAGCTCTGCAATCGGTAAGGCGATCACGCTCGCCATCAAACCTTACTACGAAGTTCGTGGTAGCGAAGAGAATGTAGCGAAGATTAACAATGCCCCCGGCGTCTGGCAGGGAATCGCCCCTAAGACCGAAACGCCAGCCAATCCGATTATCCCCGTCCGTGACCCAGTAGAGAGATTCCGCTCCGCCTGCGCCCAAGACGGACGCACCGCCGAAGAGCAACTCGCGAAAGTGGAAGCGGGGGATTTCACGCTTCACACCCGCCCTACATCCGATTGGCTCACTGAATCCTGCCGATTGGTGAAGTTCCCCGAGCACGTCGATTATATTGCAGCCGAACTGGGACTGGATGAAATCCCCGCCGTCAACGACAGTGAATCCAACAACGGTCCGAAGCCCGACTTAACTGCCGATGAACTAGCCAGAGTCCAAGCGGTTTACGCCGATGACATCGCCCTCTATGAGTCCATCACCGAAGCGGGTCAGGCTTACACCGCGTCGCCTAAAGCCGCAACGGACGAAGCAAAGGCCACAAAGATCAGAGAGTTTGAATCCGCTCGTTGGCGTGAAGAAATCTCCGGCACAACCGTAGCCGCTCTCGGAGATGCGTTTGTTCACACCGACAAGGAGACACAGTCTGAACTTGGTAAGGCACTTGCTTTCATGGTTGTCGATCCGCTGTTTGAAATCGACTGGAGGTTTCCTGACGGAACGATCGTGCGTTTAGAAGCAAACAACATTAAAGCTGTAGCGCAAACCGTTTTTACGCACGTTCAAGCGACTCGTACGAAGTTCAAGGAAAAAGTTGCACTGGTTGCTGCTGCGTCCACTTCTGCCGAACTCGCGGCATTAACGTGGTAGGTGAAGCGGAAGTCGCTACTATAAAGAAACAACAACCACTTCGCTTGTCTTTTTCCATGTCCGACACAACCGAAAAAACTAAAACCGTTTCTCTCGGAATCATCGCACTCGCAGCGCTCAGCATACTTATAATCATCGGTGCGCGTGAGATGCTTGACATTCGTCACAACTCAAACCGGGTACCGCTGATCGAGCAACAGGTCACTATCCTCGACTTACAAGTCACCACACTTCTTCGCGACTACGCCGACACTAACAAAGCAGTCGCAAAAGAAATGTCTGGCGTACAGTCGCAGCTCGCACGTCTCGCCGCGTTAATCGAAAAGCAAAACAACAACTAACTAACGGACAACTCTTATTGTCTCCTTTCTTTTCTGTTTCCTCTCCTATGAAAAACTACACAAAAATCCTACTCGCTGCTTTTGCAGTACTCACAGCATCTACGCTGTTTACCGGTTGCGAAACTGTTCGCTCCGCTGTCTATGATGAACAAATCGTCTCCTCTACCGGAACGCTTCCGGTTGACGCAGTTGAACTCACCCCCGGACAGTTCGTTGCTGTTACCGATCTCGAACCCGGATCGTTTTCTCCGCAGCAGGTAATCCCGGCTGGAACAGAAGTCACTACACAAACAGTCGAACTCGTTCCTTCCGCGGCAGTCCAAACCACACTCGATGTTGCGTCCTCTGTTGGTGGTTCTTGGGGCGGACTCGTGGGACTACTCGCTTCCGGCGTCCTCGGTATATACGCAAAGACACAACGCAAACACCGCACAACAGCCGAAAACGTTAACGCCGCAGTCGTTCAAGGTATTGACGTCTTCCGTGACATCCTCGACCAAACTCCTCAAGGTGCTGTAATTGACGAAAAACTTAAAGCTGTGCTGCACGAACGTCAACTTGCGCTCAACGTTGTCAGCGCAGTTGACAGTCTACTCAAGCGTTACAAAACCCCCACCAAACAACCCATTCAACTCGCCGCTAAATAGTATCGTCCTAGCTTAGGACGATACTCATTCGCTGCTTCTTTAACCGCTCAGCTTTCTTCGTATGGACGAAAAGATCCAAAAACTTCTCAGTAAAAAAGAAATCGACCCGTGGCACGCAAGTCTGCTTAGTCACGTGAAGATGCTTGTGGAGAAGTCTGCTCGTGACATGTCTCAGTACTACGAACGGTGGGATCGTAACAGATTAACCTACCGCTCGCGTCGTGAGCTTGACGAGAAGGATCGTCGCGCAGCGGAGAAAGCTGAGCCAGTTAAAATGACTTTGCCGCTCACGTACGCGCAAGTCGAAACCTTTGTCGCTTACGGTGTTGACATGTTGCTGCAACGTGATCAGCTTTTTGAGCTCCGCGGGACAAACCAACGTGGACACGAAACCGCCCGAGTAGCCGAGGCTATTCTCGAACGTGACATACGCAAAAGCAAGCCACGTACGCTGCTGTCGCAAGTGCTCCGGGACGTTTCACTTTGTGACCTTGGCGTCACAAAGACTGCTTGGGTTGAACATAAAGAAATGCAGTCGGTTAAAATCGACATGCCTGCTGAATCTGCGTTTGGTGTAGAGATTCAACAGCAACACTCAATCTATGAACGTCGTCCCGTGACCACGTTCCAAGGGAACGAACTCACAGTCGTGAGTCCCTATCACTTTTTTCCTGACACACGCTTACCGCTCAGTCGGTTTCAAGAGGGTGAGTTCTGCGCAGACGAACACTTCGAGACTTATATGTCCCTCAAACGTCTCGAAGCACAAGGTTTGGTCGCCGGTATTGACCATGTGTCTTCGTTCAAACAAGACGACTGGGAACGTCGCAGCTCAAACCGTTTCGACATTACGTCTGATTCCTTCGACGAACCTGCAACACGCAAAACAAACGGCGAAAAGCCAACCTTTGTTCGCACTTGCGTGCAGGTCGATATCATCCCTGCGAAGTTTATCGTTGATGACGCTACCGGCGAGACGCTTGGCGAGTCCAAACAGCCTGAGCGTTGGCTTATTGAATACGCAAACGATAGCCGAATAATCCGTGCAGAGCCTTACTACTACCCTCACGGACGGTTCTCTTACGCAATTGCACAGTTTACCGTCGACCAACACGAGCTTCTAAGTGAATCTCTTGCAGACCTCGTGCACTACCTACAAGACGTTGCGACTTACCTGATTAACTCACACGTCACGTCTCAGCGTAAAGTCATCGACAACAAACTTGTCGGCATCCCCTCTGCGCTGCACATGGAGGACTTCAGCAAGAATCGTCCGTTTGTCCGCGTTAAGAAAGGCTATGAAGGTATGCCGTTGGACAAACTTGTTCATCAACTGCAGGTCCAAGACGTCACACAAAACAACATCCAAGAAGTCAACGGGATCATTGGTTTGATTCAACAAGTCACCGGGATGAGCCCAAACCTCGGAGGGAGCTTCGCTTCGGGACGTCGTTCCGCGCGAGAAGTTAACGCAGTTAACTCATCCGGGCTTACACGGATTCGGCTTGTGCTTGGCACGTTTTACGAACAGTTCTGTATTGAACTCGGCGAGCAGATGATTATGAACTCCCGTGAGGGGTTGACCGAGGAAACCTATGTTAAACTCGTAGGTGACGGTGCGTATGAACTCCAGTCGATGAACGGTTATCTTAACGTCACACGTGACGCAATTGACGGCATTTACGAGTTCGAACAGCTTGACGGGACTTCGCCGTCCGAACGCTCTGATCGTGCTGTGGCTCTCGGTGAGCTGTTCATGCAGATGCTTGGGTCTGATCCAGTTATCCTCCAGCAGCTAGACTATAGTCTTGACGCTCTGCTGCGTGAGATTCTTCTGCTTCGCGGCGTGCGTCACCCTGAGCGGTTTAAGAACTCTGAACTGCTTAAGCGCGGTGACCCTAGCGCACAACAACAACCAATGCTCGCTCCGCCGACTGAGGATGGTGGCGACCCTATGGCACAACTCGGAGCAATGCTCGGCGCTTAGTTTCTTCCTTATGAACAGATACCTACAAAACCAACTCAAACCTGTCGCAATTGAAAAGTTCGAACCTGCGGACTTAGTTCGTTGCGTTCGTGCGCTGCGTGAAAACCCAGTGTTCAGCTATGTTCTTTATGAATGTGTCAACCGCAGCCGTATTGGTTCGAGTATTGACGGACACCACACGGGGCTTGACGGTGTTATCGAACGTTCTAACGGCGTTATTCGCAACGAAGCGTTGCTTACGTTCGACGAGATCATTCACCAGATTGAAGAAGACGCTCGGGAACGTATGACCGAAACGTCTTCTTCGTCCGCAGCCAACGCAGACGTTTCTTCTGTCGACGCCCAAACCTCTTTTCTTGACTAACCTTTCTGTGTTAGTTTAAACACCAAAACAAACCAACAAACCAAATATCATGGAAACACCCGAAACACAAGCAAACTCCTCTTCTGCAGGTGCTGATGAACGGAAGCCAACCGAACACGTTGACTCTGACATTTTCTCCGGCGAAGAGTTTAACGAAGAGACGCCGGCGCAAACTACATCACCAGCTTCTACTGAAACGCCGACTAACGAAGACGACACTCCTGTTGTTAAACCTGAAACTAACGAAGACGGTACACCGGTCGTTACTCCCGTAGCTACCACACCGCCAGCACAGACGTCTTCTTCTACTGAAGACTTGGTCAAACAACTCACTGCGGCAATCACAGCGTCGCAGCAACACACACAACAGCCGGAACAAAAACCACTTTCCGAAGAAGAGAAACGCAAACTGCTTAACGTTTGGGAGCCTTCCGAACAAGACGCCAGCGACCTTCTCGAAGGCGGTGAAGCTGCTCTTGCTGCGTTCAAACGTATGCGCGACGGTCTTGTCCGTCAAGCGCACACCATGGCTTATGTTCAACAAAAGAACATGATCGACCAGCTGCGTGCGGAGCTTCAACCGCACATCCAACGTGCCGAGCAAGCACAGCTCGCACAAGAAGAACAACAGTTCTTCGATCAAAACAAAGACCTCTCACCACACAAAGAACTGGTGAAAGCAGTCTTCTCTTCTTACAAGGCGAACAATCGCACTTTCAAAACTTTTGACGAAGCGGCACAAACACTCGCTTCTGACGTCCGTTCTCTTCTGAAAAACGCAGGAGTAGAACTCAAAACCGAACAAAACCCGCAGGGAGCAACCGCGACTCAACAGTCGCAACAAACCCAGGCGCCGACACAATCGTCAGCGCCTACACAGCAAACCATGACCCCACAACCTCGTGGAGGGCAGAGCGCAGCAAGCGGACGTCAGCAGCAACAAGCAGTAGGAGAAGAACCTCCTGGTGCTGAAGTGTTTTAACGCAGAGTCAGAACCCTGCACCTAAACAATAAACAAAGACTAAATTATGGCTACTACAATCTATGGATTGACTGGCACCGAAGGTGTCAAAGATAACCGGTTTAAGTCCGTTCGGCGTAAAGTATTCTACTTTTACCCGAATGGCGCTTCGCCGTTGCTCGCGTTGTTGTCCATGCTCCCTGACGAGCAGTGCAATGACCCTGAGTTCAGTGTTTTCGAGGATCGTCTCCCCGAGAAGTCGTCCAAAACTGCCGCAAGCAGTAACGTGATTTTTCACGCGACTGGTACAACCGGCTCCACAACCCCCGGCTCGATTCTTTCGGCTAACCCAACACCTGCTGTTGGTCACAAGCACTGTATCCGTGTTGCTGACCGCGCAAAGTTCCGCAAGGACCACATCGTGGAAATCTACGGTATCCCGCTTGCTGCTGGTGGTACGGTTCGCGGTTTGTTCCGTGTGATCGACACGCCGTTTGTTTCTTCGTCGGTTGACTACATCCGCGTTGAGTGGATGGCGGCTACAGGCGAAATCGACTATGACGGGTTCACCGCGGACCTTACTGTCATGCCGATTGGTAACGCTGCCGAACAGGGCCAAGTTGGTTCTGAAGGTCAGCCGCACCGTCTGCCTGTGCAGATCTGGAATTACCTCCAGATCTTCCGCACATCGTTCACAATGACCGGCACCGCACTCAAGACTCCTGTCGATTTCGACAAGACTGGTGTGTACAAAGACAAGGCTAAGAAACAAGCCTTCAACCACTTCACTGACATTGAGTTCGCCTTCCTGTTTGGCGAACGCACTAAGTCGGTGGACACAACCACGAACCTCCCACGTTACACCACTGGTGGTATCCTTTGGTACCTGAGCCAGTGGGAAGGCGGTTCAACCTACGGCAACACTGCTCCATCGGCTGATACTGATGACGGCAAACGCATTATCGAGAACGCTGACGGCGTAATCACTGCCGATTGGTTGGACAACCTGCTGGAACGTGTGTTCCGCTTCACGTCGAACAACTCGAACGAGAAGCTCGGTCTGATTGGCAACGGTGCGTTGCAAACGTTGAACAACCTCTACAAGGGGCAAAACGTTCTGCAGGCAAACCAACTGCTCACCGGTAAGGTTGGCATGAACGTAACCTCGCAAGAGACACCGTTCGGCACAATCCACTGGAAGACTGCTCCGTTGTTTACGCAAGAGCCTACTCTGCGTTACAACTGCATGATCCTCGACGTGGCCGACATGAAGTATCGCTACATGGAAGGCCGTGACACCAAGCTGCTTAAGCACCGTGAACCAAACGACGCCGACTACCGCAAGGACGAATGGTTGGGCGAAGTTGGTCTGGAGCTCGTGCAGCCCGAGGCTAACATGTACGTCAAAAACATGCTGCAACACTCGATCTAATCGGTGTTCAGCTAACTGGAGATAACACACATCATGGCAGACCTCGAAAAATCAGCAGTTGAAGTTATCGACCAGTGGGTCGTTGGTGACCGTACCTTGAAGGAAGTCCGTAAGGCTAAGCGTTGCAAGCTTACCCTTACGGCACAAGGTACGGCCGCCAACGCAATTCCCGCTTCGGTCTTTGGCTTCACACACATCCGCGAAGCGCACAACGCTACGACTGACGGTAACACGTTAGTTCCCGCTGCGCCTTCTTTTGACGGTAGCAAGTTGCTGCTGTTTAATCTCAACCAAGCCACGGACGCACAACGTTCAAACCCGGCAGATATCACTGACGTGATTATCGTAACGGTTATCGGCTGGTAAACCACAACCACCAACACAGAAAGCCATACAAATTATGGAAGGTATCCCTAAAGATATGCACAACATGGAAATTACCACCAACTCTGGTGTTAATGTCCGTGACACCAAGCAGCTTAACGGCGAAGCCACTGGGCCTGACTTGCACGACAGCAACACGCTGAAAGAGCACAGTTCCGGCAAAGCGGTTATGGGCCAAGGCTCTGGTGCGAAGCCGTTTGCGCGTAAGTAACGAGCAGACAAATTGATCATCTGGTGCCGTCCTATCTTAGGACGGCACCTTTTCAATCCTTATGAACTTAAAAGACTTAAAATATTATATCGCCGACGCACTGCAACGAGACATTAGTTCTTTTGTTAGCGGCGAACATGACTCATTGGCTCTTGCGGTGAGCAATGGTATGCGCAGTCTGCAACGACAACATGACTTTGAAATGTGTCGGACGTATGGTTTTGTCAACTTCGTCGGTGCTGAACCGTGGAAGATCAGTACGCTTATTGACGCTTACGACGAAGATGATATGCAGGTAAAACGTTTCGAACGTGCATACTATGTTAACCAAGAAACAGGCGAGACCACACCGATCCGTATGGTCGGGCGTGAGTATCTTTGGAACAAAGATACAGAACGAGCCGAGACAAACTCGTTGCAATACACCTCACCGTTGGTCGTTGTGCGGTTTGGTAAGGTTTTTTACTTACACCAAATTCCTGATGACTACCCTGAAACCATTCGTATTCGGTTCGACGTAGTTCGTTGGTTACCAGAACTCGCCGGTAGCGAAGTTTCTAACTTTATCACAGAAGTCGCGCCGGACGTGTTGATCTATCACGCACTCGCAGAACTCAACCTGTTTCTCAAAGAAGACGAACGCGCTCCTCTTTCGCAGTCATTCTACAACGCACGCTGGGAGACACTCAAAAAGTGGGACGCCGACCAGTTTGAAAACACTCAACAAGACATTTTCCTCGACTAATGAGTTACGACGCAACAAACAATCTGAACGATCTGGACGAAACAAAGCCGGCAGGTTCCGAAGACGCAGCACAGGCGGATGAAATTTTCCGCGAGACACGTCGTGTGTTTAAGACTTTGCTGTTGTTGTTCTTGAATCCTGATGGAACGTTTAAGGACGACGTGATTAACACAACCCAAGTGCTGAACGATGCCGTTACTGCGTTAAAACTAAACGACAACGTCGCCGGCGCAGGGCTGCGACGGAACGCTACAACTAAAGCTCTCGAGTTACTATTTGATAGCGATTTGTTTGTCATTGACGGAAACAACGCTTTGTCACTAAAATCTGGAATTGACTTGAGTGATTTTGTTACTGGGCTGCAAGACGCAGCTATTGCGTCTGTTGGTGTAAGCAAACTTACACACGCAGCAAGCGCTGGGCGAGTACTGCTGACCAATGGAGTTGGTGGGGTTGAACCTGTACAATTGTCTGGTGCGGTCTCAGTTTCACCGTCTGGTGTTGTGACGCTTAACACCGGCATTGCAAATGTGATTGTGTTTGAAACTACTGGTTCTGGCACTGGCGCAGGCGGGCTCACCGCAGCAACGTGGGTTGATCGTGCAAGTCTAGTTAAGCAACTTGATACAAACAATCTTGCTGTTGTGTCTGGCGACACGATTACGCTCCAACCTGGGTTTACGTATTTGTTCGATATCCAAGTCCCAGCGTTTGGCGTTGACGGACACATTGCACGTCTTTGGGACGACACTGGCGGAACAATCGTGGCGTCCGGTACAAGTTCGTTCACAGGTAAAGCTGCTGATTCTAACGAACAAGTCGACTATTCTGAAATTTTTGCCGCAGTCGCTGTTGAAACAAACTCTCGGAGTTTTAAGGTTCAGTCTAACTGCCAGACAACTAACGCAGACAGTAAAGCAAAAGGCCACCCTGCGTCTGTGGCGTCGGTTGCTGAGGTCTACACTCGTGTGTTGATCTACGTTCTTCAGTCAACTAATGCAGCTTAACCAACATGTGATTAACCCGGCGCAGAGTATGCGTCCGTTTGGTTTCGACGATTCCACACAAGAGTCGCCTGTTCGTGTCGTGTCTGGGTTTCGCGCAACGAAAGGTGAGTTACGTCAGATGCGACGGTTACGAAACGTTGGCGAAGTGTCTGCACGTAGTGGGAACTTGTTCGCGCCACTTACTGCGCGGTTGGTTGGTTCTGGGCGAAACGCAGTAACACTAAATCGCGCGGAAGCGTTAGGCGCGGCGTCTAACAACACAGCAGTCGCGCCGCCGCCTTTTGAGTTCGTAACTGAATGGGACTTGGCGGATGAAGGGTTTATCGCTGGAGGACAAAACGGTGCACAAAGAACCTACAACGATCCAACAGAAGTCGCTGCGTCTCCATGGTCTTTTGTTAACATACAAACAAATCAGTTAAGTTTACGTTTAGACTTTGAAGACGATTACAACTGTGCTGGTTACAACATTAACACTCAAACCGCTTGGGCAAGCGTGTTAATCCGTACGCTTCTTCCGCAAGTACGTATGTTTATCAGTTGGGAAGGGCTTGGCGAAACGGAAGATCCCGGCGGGTCAACAGACGAAATTTTTGAACAAATGCGGTTGTCTGTTAACGGAACGGAAGTAGCACGTGCGCACGCACCCGGCGGCGGACTCGGTTGCGCTGGTGGTGTCGCACCGGTTGTGTCGGATCCACCAAGTCCGTTTTCAGTCATACTCTCTGAAGGCGAACACAACATTGACATCACTGCGTCGACGAACGACCCGAGATATCACGTCGGAGCTTACTATCAATTTACTTTATCTTTTATTCCTGTATGAGCTACAAATCACCAGCTGAAATCTTTATCTTACGTTCGCTATACGGGCGTACAGTTAGCGTGCCTGCGCCTACGTCTTGGTATGTTGGGCTGCTTACAGCGGCTGAAACTGAACCAACGTTTGATCCGAACTACGCACGTCAAGAAGTTTCGAACGTTACTGCGTCGTTTACAAGTACGTTAACTGTCGGTGACACCACAACGGTGTTGTTAAAACCGGCACTTGTGTTTGGGCCGTCAACTGTTTCTTGGCCAAACATCGCAAAGCTTGGTTTCTTTGACGCACTGACTGCTGGTAATCTTTGGGTGGTCGCTACGTTTAATTTTACTTTTTCAGTGCAACCGTATGATAGTTTTACTGTTAACCCAGAAACGGTTTCGCTCGGACAACAGTAATGGAAACGATAACGCAGCGTAACGTAGGTGGGGGTATGGCTCCGAGTTTTCGGGCTGACTTACTTTCGCGCGAAGTGCATCGTCAAGTTATCGGCTTCCGAAACTCTCGTGGGAGTTTAATTCAACGGCAGCGTAAACGTCTTGTGCGGCAGATCGGAGAGTTTAAAGGTCTGCTGTTTAACGAAGAAACACAATCAGCGCAAACCTCATTGTTAAGTCTGACAGCACAAACAACTTTTGGTTTTGCCGGACGGCTTACGCTCGACAGTCTTACAGGCGCTGACACAGAAGCAAACCTTTGGGATTTTAGTTATTCACAAACAACACAAGCTCCGACATACGATTCGGTTGAAACTTATGCTTTTGGTTTTACAGTACGTGAACTAAATCGTCAGTTTAGACTAAACTATAGTTCTGGTATTTACGCACGCGGAACGTTGGTTGTTACATGTGCTACTGGTGAGCTATTTAATTCTGGCGGGCTTTACTACAAACTATCAAACAGTTACTTTTTCACAGTCCCACAAGGTGTTGATCGAATTACAGTAACTGTTACCGCAGAACCGGAAACAATAAGTTTCTTAAACAGCACAACAAACTATCTTCCGTCTTGGACCTATAACTTAAACACAGTATGAGCTTAGCCGTTACTTTAAAACAATACACGTTAGACGCCATTTTTGGACGTCAGACCTACACTTCCGTGCCAAACAGTTTATGGTTTGGTTTGCTCACGCCTGACGATGCCGAACTTGTCGATGGCGGCTACGTCCGTGTTGAGGTAATCAACAATGTATCAAACTTTCCTGCCGCAACATTTTCAGGCACAAACGGGATTAAAACCTGCGCGGCAAGTATCACTTTCCCAGTCGCTACTGTTGATTGGGCTTTAGTTTCGCAGCTTGCGGTGTACGCTGGTTCTTCGGGCGGAACGCCACTTTTAGTTCTTTCGCTCCTCGCTGAGACTACAATCAAAGCTGGCGGGCAGCTTGTTATCGCAGCAGACTCGATTCAAATCACTCAACCGTAATGAGTAACGAAGTTACATTTGTACGTAATCTTGACGGTGTGGTGTTTGCTTACACTGGTCGACAGCTTTTTCGTATCACTAACGCGCGCATTGAGTTAGTCGCTACGTTAGGCGTAGAAGATTATGTTCGCCCACAGTCGACGTTGTGGAAAAACTATTTGTTTTTAACCAGTCCAGACTTTCGTCCGATTGTAATTGATCGTGGTGGATTAGTAAAACAGTTCAACAACGCACCGCTTTGTCGGCTTTCAACAATTTATCGTGATCACTTGATCTGTGGTGACATTATCGAACATCATGGTGTCTCGTCAGCGAGTCGTGTGCTTATGTCTGACCTCCGCAAGTTCAACATTTGGACACCACGTTCAGATAACGAAGCTGCCGAGTATGATCTTGACAGTTACACTTCAGCACGTACAGGCGTTACGGGTGTCACAGGATTAAAACAATTCGGGCCGGACTTGCTGATTTACACTCCGCGTTCGATTGAGATCATGCGTTACACCGGACTTGAACGTGGCGTTTACAACAAGGATTTACTGTATTCCGAACTTGGTTCTGTGTTTAAGTTTGGTGTTGTCGGAAACAACCGGATTCATTTTTTCATAAGTGAAGACAATATCTTTCAGCTAGACGCAAACGGTTTACAAACGATTGGCGATCCGATTCTTGAGTATATCGAAGAAACCGCAACGACGAACGCAACACTACTTCAACGTACGTGGGGTTATTACGACGCAACCGAGGGTGAAGTTGTGTGGTGTTATTACGGACGGGACAGCGACAAATGCGACCGTGCTATAATGTATAACATCTACGAACAGCGTTGGTACGCAGACCGCATTGAAGATATTCATTCGTTTGATGCGGCAAAGATCAACGACAAGTTCACAGCGTTTGATGATCTGCAAGTTACGTTTGACGAACTCAGCGGTTCGTTTGACGGTCTGTCTGCTCCCGACACAGTGTTCAGTCAACGTTTGTTTGGTAGCAGTGAACGGAACCTTTACACCGACGCGCGACCAAGCGACACCTTAGTCGAGAAGGCCGAACCGTTTATTGAGACCCGTGACGAACATTTTAACGACCTTGACAAGGTTAAAGAAATTAACTCAGTTCGGTTGCAGACTGCGTATGGTGACGATTGTCTTGGCGTTGACGTCTATGTTTCAGTCCGCACGTTTATTGAAGAATCCGTTGAGTTCGAGCACGTCGGTTTGTGGACAAACGACATTCGTCATAAACGTTTAACTTTTCCAATTCGTTCAGGAGTGATTTTCCGCTTCAAGTTTGTACCCAAGCCTGTCGACCCACAGGTTGGAGTGCGCAATGTAAAAATATCAGGTTGGTCTTATGGAATCAATAGTAAAAACTCAAACCGGGGGAACTCTGGAGTTCGTTAGCGATCCAATGTTTGTCCCACTAAACTATCAGGACTTCTTTGTTCCAAGTCTTAACGCAATGCGTCAACTAATGCCGTCTATTGAGTTATATACTAAAGAGCAGTTCTTTAGTATTCTCAACTGGGTTATCGGTATGGACTGGACAACCGGACGTGGGTTTGTAAACGTTATGCGTAGCGCGGATGGTACGCTTCTCGGTTACGGGTGCGGATACGAAGCAAATCAACCGTTTGACACAAAACGCAACCTGCACACCGTTGCGATTTATTCTAAAACAAAGAACACACGTCAAACAATCGAACTCGTCGAACACGGAAAACAATACGCAAAAGAGTTTGGTTACGACACGATCTCTGGCGTTGGTGGTCGGTTGAACGGTTCGCGGCGTCGTTTCTGGCAAGAGAAACTCGGCTTTCAAATTTCATACATCGGATTTATCTATCATGTTTAAACTACATAAATATCACTGGTCGGACGCAAGACAAGGGTTTCCCGGTCTTAGCGTTATTGATTTACTTACGTTCGGATTAATCGGACGTTGTTTTTTGTTCGGTGGCGGTAAAGGCGGCAGTACTGGTTCGCAAGACACCCGCATGGAACGTAAGGGTACGTCAACCTCAACGTCTGAACGTGTATTGCCTGCGTCTTTGCAGTCGCTTGTGCAAGGCGTTGGACAGAGTTCAATCAGTGGGCCTTCTGCTGACGGACAAACTTCCCTCGGTCAAATCATCCGACGTGAGAGCGGAACAAATCCTGGGTATTCAACCGGGAAGTCGCTTGCTGGTATCGACCCTATGTCGGACAGCTACAAACAGCTGACCGACTCTGAGTTCAATAATCGTTTAGCCGACGCGTTAGCTCTTGCACGTTCTGGCGAAGAGAACGTTCTCGCTCCGATTAGCCGTGGACAAACTATGCGAGAAGCAGAAGTCATCCGACGCGGAACTGCCGATCGTGGACGTGAGCTACGTGAGGCACGAGTTGTGGACTCTGGTATCCAGCAAGGAGCACAACAAAACATTGCACAAAATGTTATCGAAGCTTCACGTGCGCAAGCAGGCAGTTCAACTCAAATGACCGACACGATGCTCAAACTTAGCGATCTGCTTGGCAAAAAGATTGGTTCTACTACAGACGATATCTCTGGTCGTGGTGCTCAGAGTTCTTCCTCGTCTTCGTGGGCGTCCGAAGCTTCGCTTGGTGGACTGTGCTGTTGGATATTGTTGGAAAGTTACTACGGCGTTATGCCTTGGTGGGTGCGTGAGTGCCGCGATGAGTTTGCTCCGGAGAACACTGCGCGGCGTGATGGCTATCGTCGTATGGCACAAACGCTTGTACCTGCAATGCGAAAGTCACGCACGGTTCGCGGGTTGGTGCGTTGGCTTATGGTCAAGCCGCTTGAGTTCTGGGGAGCTTACTATAAACAAGTTCCCGGTTATCGTTGGGGGTGGGCGTTTAAGCCCTTTGTTAAATTCTGGTTCACAACGTGGACACTTATTGGTAAGAAAGGATAGTTTATTATGTCACAATACAACATGCGCACTGGGCACACGCCTATTAACGTTGACGATCTGCTACAGATAGTTGGGTTTCGCACACCCGCAATCAAACGGAGTGATCGTCAATTCGGCCAAGCTGATCGTGGTCTGGATCAAGCTGGTCGCCGAATGGACATCACAGAGTCGCTTGGTCAACAGAACCTTGACTTGCGGAGTCTAGTGAACCGCGACGCAAACGACCGCTTCGACCGTGGGCTTACGTCTCAGCGTGAACTACAAGACGACCAACAACAGTTCGCGGGTAGTCAAGCCGCGCTTGATCGGTTTACGCAAATGGGACGAGACTTCACGTCTGGCCAACGTCAACGCGACATTGCTGAACTTGGTCTTGAGTCCAGCGAAAACCTTCGCCAAGCAAACGCTGGTCTGCTTGGAGCACAAACTGCGTCGCAGAATTTGCAAAATCAACTTATGATGCAGCAGCTTGGTCTTATGCAGGACGAGAACGGGGTTGACCAGAACGTTGAACTTGAATCGAACCTGTTAAACACACTCACACAAGCAATTAACCAAGACGTCGATTTCTGGGAGCGCATTAGCACCGGACCGTTTTCTGTGTCAGCTGAAAATCCTGACGCTGGAACACTGCCCGACTTGCTTAGTATTCTCGGTACAAACCTTTTTGGTTCTCCGCGCGAAAAGGCGGCTAACCAACGCGAACGTGAGTTGCAGCGACTTAACTTAGCCGCGGAACGTGGTAGTAACATTACACCAACACCAGACGTTCTGCGTGCGCTTCCCGAAGACGTGTTGCAGCAACTCCTTGGTGGCGATGTGCAAAACATGGACAGCGAAACCTTACGTCAGCTTGTTCTTGAGTTAATGCGAGAACAACTTGGGCGGTAGTTTGTCTGTCTGTTTGTTTCCTTTCTTTCTTCTGTTATGAACATAAGTGACCTACTTCAAAACTCGCAATCGTTGTCGGCAAGTCCGTCATTGAGTACGCAACCGAATACTTTAATCGGCCTGCAACCACAACAGCAGTCTATTCGGTCGTTGCTAAGTCAGCAGTCGCAGCAACCTAAACTGCAACAGCCGATGCGGTTCGGAGAGATTGTTGACTTAAAGAAACTCTACGACACACAACCACAAGTCGCTGCGATGGACTTGGGTGAGTTTGCTCGGTATATGAATCAGTACGACCAAAAGGGTCGTGACTTTTCGTTAGGAACGAATCCGAACTTCATTAAACACACGAGTAGTTTTGTTGACGATCTGTTTGAAGCGACAAAAATCCCTGCGGCTACCGGAGCGTTGACACAAGCTGCGGCTGAAATGGTTGGTCTTGATCCGAAGTTTGGTAATGACGTTGGTCGTGATTTACCGCGTGGTGCTGTGGAAGTGTTGTCACAAGCCGGTTGGTTTTTCGGTCCTCCGGGGTGGGCAGTAGCTGCGGCTGGGTTAGCCAGTGCAGGCAGCAAAGGCTATACTGAAACAGACTCTGTTTGGGCTGGTGCGGTTGACGTTGCTGCAACTGCGGCGACTCCGTTTGTCGGTATGGCAGGTCGTACGCTTGGCACAAACATTGCAGCGAAGCGTATCGGTGGGACGTTAATCAAAGAAGGCGACAAAGCGTTACGTATCGCAGGCCCAAGCACTATCGGAACACGGTTTGGTCAAGCCGCTGTAACACGTGGCACCGAAGAAGTTGCACAGCTTGGTCTCGACGCTGTGAGTCAAGCGTTGAAAGGACAGAACCCGTTTACGCCCGAAGCGTTGTTTGCTAACTTGATTTCGAGTACCGTTGATGTCGTTGCGTCCGGTCCTGCGGTGAAGCGTTTAATCGACGGTAAACCTACCGCAGCACGTCCGTTCAGCACACACGCAGAGCAAATTCAAACGCAAAACGTTTTGCAGATTCTTGATAAACAACGTCGAAAATTTGACGAAGCAGTTATTGAGGTCGATAACACGCAAGCTGAACAAGCTGGCCAACGTGCTGCGCGGTTGCGTCGAACACGACAAACCGAACGCCAAGAACGCACACGCACAACGCCTACAGTTGTCGACCGCAAACAAATCCAACGTGTGATCGACAATCTCGCAACAGCCGAACCTGCACGTTCTGCTCCTGATGTTGTTGCTGAAACTAAAATCGTTAATCAGTTTGTTGACGAGTTAAACGCTCGTTCCGACGTTCCCGATTTTGACGCGGAAACACGGAAAGCGTTAAACCTCAACCCCAACGGTAAGTTTACCAGCGAAGGCGTGCTTGAGTTTGTTCAGAAGATGCAACGCGTCCACGACGAACCGGTTGAGAAAAGTCTTGCGCGTTTGAGCGACCACTTAAAAGACATTGAGTCTGCAGCAAGCCGTCGTGCTGCGGCTGAACGTAAAGCTGTAGACACTCAGAAGAAAGGCAAACGTAATGTTGATCAGCTTGTCGAAGACCCGGAGCGCATAGCCGAATTTAATCGTATCGTCCAGAGTTTGGACGATACTCAACGGGACGCTATCGCGGATGCGTATGCCCGGCTGGGCGGGATTTTAGACACACGAGCACAAACCTTTGCGCTTAGTGCAATGCAAACTGCTGTGTTGAATTGGGAGAAAGGCGGGCGTAAAGGTGACCTCGGGCAGAAGTTAAAAACTGCGACGAACGACCAAGCTGCGTTAAGAAGTGCACAGAAGGACCGCCAACGTAAGAAGTTAGTCGATCAAGACGTGACTAAAGAAGAAGGTGTGCGTACAGCGGAAGTTGAAACAACCGGACGTGAGCTTGACGAAGATCGTCGCGAAGCGTTTGTGCAACGCGGACGTGAAGACGGTGAGATGGATGTGACAGACTGGTCGGACAAGGACGCACAACGTCACGCAGATCGGCTTGACGCTAAGTATGGTGTCGGAGCAGGAAAAGCTTATTTGTTTGGGTTGGGAGAAGTTCGCGGGAGTGTACGGACTGACGCAGGGTCCGCCGAATCGACCGGCCAGAAGGCCCCCTCCGGCCCACGTCCCGGGCAACCGTTACTCGCACCAACACCTCCGTCCGGACAAAAGCTCTCACCACGTGAGCGGATGCTTTGGGACTGGAACAAATACGCAGCGCGTGCGTTCGAAGGGTCTGGTTTAGACACCGACATTCAACTGCTTTACATGGATCTCGGACAACGGATTCTTTTGTCTTTCGACGAGATTGACATTCCACGTATCGCAGCGCTACGTCAACGTGAAGAAGTTGTGGCCGCAATGGGTTCGGTGCTTGGGTTGAACGTTCCGCGCGGGGCGAACGACGCACTAATGCCGAAGGGACGTACGCTTACACGTATCCTTGGTCTGACCGCAGAAAAAGTTTCCGACAATAAAATAATGGACGGGTTTATCCGTGTTGCAACACTCGCACACGAGCAGTTCCACGGAATGTATAACTACTTGTCACGGTATCGTGGAAACAAAAAAGACATTCTTGAAAAGCGTACACTACTCAATCGCATGGAAGAACGTGCGGAGAGTTTAACAGTTGATGAACGTAATGACACCTTGCGTTTCATGTATGAGTACATGATTCCGAAAAAGTTACGAAACGACACTGATATTAATCCGGTATTGCGTGAAGCTGCGGAAGACGTTGAAGAGTTTCTTGCTGTGTTTACGGAAACGTTTTCAATAGCGTTGACCATGGACAAAAACGCACGGAGTAAAATTCAAGAACTTAAAGGTCACCTCGCACCAGAAGAGGTTGAGTTTTTGCAGAATCAGTTTCGTGATCTTGAACAGATTAGTCGGGCTTTGTCTGCGTTTGGTAAGCAGAGTGGTGTAGGCGAAAGACGTATGGGACAACCAGAGGTTAACCTTGGTGAGTTTGTTGAGGACTTTAAAGCGCTTGCGCGGACTCCTGAAGTGTTACGTAAAGCACAAGAACGACTGATTAAGATGAACCGTTTCCTCGACCCGCAGGCAAACGTAGGACGGTTCCACGATCAAGACGAATTGATTCGGAACGTGGAAGACTTCTTTGGTGATGAAGACATTAAGGCTAAGGTTAGTAAGTCTGAGCAGAGTCTGATTAAAACCGCACTGCAAAAAGTCTTTGCGTCTGATTTCAGAAAGTTCTCTGAAACCGATCAGGGAATTAAACCTTCGTTCATGACACAAGCGTTTGGTAACCCGATTCAGTTTGCTTTGTCTGTCGGTGATCGGATACCTATTGTTCGTGATTTGGTTGCGAACGTGTACGATAAACGGAGCCGGGCAGACGCTATTTTGACTGACCAGAATCGAGTGTTTATGTCGCGGAACTTGTTCGGACAGTTGACTTCGATTGCCAACATTCCAGACAAACGATTGACTCCGAAACAACGGTTACTGAAAACTGCGATGGGTTTGGTTGCCCAGAACCCACAAGCAGAACGTGCGTTTAGTGACATCGCGCTGCGTCATAACAGTGAAAGACAGAACTACACATCACCTGAAGACGTGATGGACATTCCGTCGTTTGCTCGACTTGAATCTGCTGAGCGTGCACAAGTCTGGCGTCTGATCGAAGCAACTAAGTCAATGAACACTCGGGCGGCACAAAACATTGTGCAGTATTCAGCACGGCAAACTGGTACGATGATTGCTAAGTTTCTGATGTTGCAAGACCCGGAACTACGGTCGGCCGACGCACAACGACAAGGTATGGAGTTGCAACGTAAAGCGACTGAGTTAGTTGCGCGGTTGAATCCGCAAGTTCAAGCGTTGTTGCACGGACAGGTTATGCGTTACACGCAAGACGGAGTGACTAAATACGTTCCGCTTCCTCAGAGTAAAGCTGAACAAATTGCTTTACGCAATCAGCTTGTCGGTGACCCAACGATTGACGGTCGATCGGTTAAGGCGTTCCAAGGTAGTGGGTTGTATCGGAATAAGGACTTAAACAACCTGCACTTACGTGCGGTGGATCAGTTTGCTAACTTGTTAAAGAGCGAAGGGTTTGACGCGAGTATCGCACAGACTGTCGCAGCAACTAACGCAGCGCACCAAGTGTTGACGAAGGTTATGGATCGTCCGTACTTCTTTACTGAACGTCGGGTCGGAGACTATATTGTGAAGTATCGTCGCGGGGAAGACGAGAACGCAACTATCGCACGGCGTACGGAACGCGAAGCCAACGAAGCTATTGCTAAGTTAAAGAAAGACCCTGACGTTGATCCGACTTCGTTTGTTACTTCTCGGAAGTCACAGCGGGAGAAGAATTCAGTTGCGCATTACTTGAACCCGACTGCGCTCCGAGTGTTCGTTGAGCTTGAGAAAACTGCGTACGAGGCAGCGAAAGCAAAACACGGAAAAGAAAATGCCGATGCGTTATTTCCGGATTACACTCCCGGCGAAGCGAGTTTGCAGAAAGCTTTGAAGGAACGTACTCGTGCGTTCCTGCGTTTGCAAGAACAGAAACCTGGTCGTGAGTTTACTAACTTGTGGGAAAGCGCGATCGACTACAGTACTGCGGTTGCTTATTCGTTGGCTAACTCAGAGACACGTAACAACGCGGAGTTAATGCTGCGTGAACCTGAATTCCGTGACCACCCGCACGTTAAGAAGTTAATGGACGAATGGGTTAAGAATGAAACTGACTCTGCGCATAAAGAGTACCCAGGTTTGAAGTCTGGTATCTTTACGTATTTCCTCGGATTCAATTTAAGTTCAGCGCTGATTGAGTCATCGCAAACGTTCTTGACCACAATGCCGCAGATCACACGACTTACGGGTTCGTTCCGTGAGTCTGGTGCGATTATCGGACGTGCGTCACGAACAGTCGCCCAAGCTTATAACGCTCGTGGGTTTATGACTCCGGGTAAGCTGAAGTTTGACGACCCTGAACTGCAAATCGCGTTCAGCCGTGCGATCGACGAAGCGGTGGTAAGTTATGGTGCGCTTGATGACGTGCTGTTGAGTCCGATGGAACTTGACACGATTAACTCGCGGCGTTTGACTAAAGGGTTACTGCCGGTCACAGCAAAGGAAGCGGTTAAAAACACAGCACATTTGTACGCCAAAACCGCACGGAGTATTTATAGTGTAACAACTGGAACTAACGCGCGGATTGCTTTCGTTGCCGGGTTTGAGATCGGAAAGAAACAAGGACTCCAAGGTGATGCGTTGTATGCGTTTGCTACAGAGTTCACTCGAAGCACACAGTTCTCCGGCGGCAAACCCAACCGTCCGTTCGGCTTACGTTATCTCGGTAACGCACAAGGCGCTGCTAGTGTGCTTTTGAGTCTGAGCAACTTCATGATGTCAAGTCTGCACATGATGGCGCGGTTGTTTAACGACTCACTTCGGGAAGCGAAAACACAAGGAGTGTTCAGCAATCTGAGTGAGGCCGGCGGTGCGCGTAAGGCGTTCATGCAGATGATGGGTACACAAGCGTTCTTCGCTGGCGCTATGGGTATGCCGCTTGCCGGTTTCATGGTTAAGACTCTTGAAGAAATCTTTGGTAAAGAAATCTACGCAGCGACACGAGAAGGTATCACGCAGCTTATGGGTGATGACGAAGAACTCGGCGGATTGGTTAGCGATATTGCAATGAACGGTGTGCCGAGCGCGTTCCTTGGGGTTGACGTTGGGTCACGGTTTAGTCTCGGGAGTATGTTCGGACTTACCGCGTATCAAGGGTTTTCGATGGGCGGGTTCCTCGGAGCTGGCGGCAGTATCGTGAACAATGTTTACGAAGGTCTGTCGATGGCAACGCAGGGCGATGTCGGCGGAGCGTTTCAGAAAGCGTTACCTCAAGCGTTTAAGAACCCGTTGGAACTCATGCGGAATAACGGTCAGTTCATGGACCAAAAAGGTGAGCTTTTGTACGAACCAAACTTTGGTGAGAAGCTTGCGTATTCAATCGGCCTGCGACCAAAGCAGTTAGCCGATATGCGTTTGCAACAACGTTTGATGCGAACCGCAAATGACGTAGCCACGAAAGACCGGCGCGAACAGCTTGGTGAAATGGCGGATAAACTTTTAGCCGATGATGTGGACACAGCACGTCAGATGGTTGAAGCGTACGCAAGTCAGACACCGTACACCGCAGACGAAGTTATGCGGAGTGTTGTTGACATGGCATTGGAACGTATGTTCCCGCGGGACTTTCTTGACGAAGGAACCAAAGCAAGTGCAGGACGTCGAGAACAGATTGCAGGAAGTTTCAACACACGGTTGCCACGTTTCAGTGAGCTTAAAGAAGAGGTCACAAAAAAGGCGCTGCGGAGTAAATTGTCCGGAGCGCCTGAAGAGTTAAGTCCGGTTGAAATGATCCGGGCTAACTTGATTGATGATTATATTAGTCAGAACCCGAACGTTCCTCGGACAGTTGCTCGGCAGGCTGTGAGTGAGCGGATGAAGCTGATGGGACTGTAGGCGAAGGAGTACGAGATTTTGTATCGGTCGGTTCGTCGATCAGGTCTTGTGCTTCTTCGTCAGGAATTTCACCGACGTCTGTGCGGAACGTGTGACGTGCTTGCTCCCAAGCACCACGGAGGTTACCTTGTCGCGGGTTGGGTTCGTACTGCGCGGCCCAACTTGCGAGTGCTTGGTGTTCAAACGGGCTGACGTGTTGCTTGTTCCAAATACGTTGGCCGAGCGGGTTAACTGAATCTGCTACTATTGTGACGTTCATAATGATGATAGTGATGGTGGTGTGGTTTCTTTGCGTTGGTTGTTACGCTTTTGCGTTGGTTGTTATTTTTCGTTATGCCACCGCACAAAACGTGGGTGACGTAAAAGCCCTGACTTAAACTGTCCGCTGCCTTCGACCTCGCACGTGCGACCGAGATAGCTGTCTTGGTTTTGCCAGATTTCGTGACGTTCTTCGTCAGTGAGCCCGCCGCCGATTGTCGTTTCTTTGGTATCGTCCAAAGATAGGACAGCACGCAGCGCGCCGAGCGAGCCTGCGTATTTGCCTTGCCCTTCGACGAAACCAACCACGCGGAAGTCAGTAGTGACGATGTGTTTTTGTCGAATAAGCGGTTCGTCCCACGTTGAGTTGAGACTGCGAAAGACAACACCTTCGTAGGTGTCATTGTTGACAACTTGGTCACGCCAGAAGTTTGCGAACGCAGAAACTGGAAGGGTCGGAACTAAAACAAAACTGTCAACCGCGAAACGTTCGACGATTTGGTTTGCAAGCTGCCACCGTTCAAGGTATGGTTTGTCGTTGTAGCCCCAGACGTCAAAGACGAAAAGCTTTTCGTATAGTTGTTCGTCCTGTGCACGCTCAGTGCCGAACATGAACTCACCAACAAGCGTAACGGTTGTGATTAGTTTCATTGAGTTCGGCAGAATTGCGGAGTGTTTAAGTTGATTTGAACGTGAGTAGTATTGAGCTACGACAGTCGTTTCGTCGACTGGAGTGATTTCGCAAGCGCACCAGATTCCGTCGTATTTCGGTTGGAAGTGAGTTGCTTTGTGTTCGAAGACGGCAAGTTGGAGGTCACCGTCGATGTAGTTTTGGCGTTGGTATTCTGACATAAGTGGAAACGCGGACAAGCGTTGGGTTGAGTTATTGTGGTGGTTGTGCTGCTTTTGAGTTAAGCACGATAACGTGCTCTTGCGTCTTTGGGTTTTGCTTACGTGAAATAACTTTAGCGGACTGAAGGTGCAGAAGTATTTCGCGGTAGTCCTGTGGGCGTACAAACGAAAAGGCTTTGATCCGGAGTTGTGTTTCAGACAGCATTTGATCTGGTGCTTTGGACAAGATTTCAACAAGACGTGCTGCTTGTGCGTTGAGTGGGTTCTCGCCGACACCATAGAACAAAGAGATCATACCGGTTTGAACTTTGTGAAGCAAACCTAATGCGAATTCTAAGTGCGGTTTAGTGAGTACCATGTCGTTGCCTTCGGATAACGAGATAAGCATACCGAGTTTGAACATCTGGATATGCATGGTTGAGTTAAAGCCTTGGACGATTTCGTCTGTTGGTGCTTTGCGTTCCATGTACCATTGGTAGTAGAAGTCGTATGCGTCTTGTGAAATGGTGAACGGACCAGTTAATTTAAGTATTCGTTGCGCACCACGCTCAAGCCGAGTCCACGCTTCCTTTTGTGCTTCGGTGACCTTGGGGAAAGGGACACGTTTTGTTTCTTCTCGTTCAAAGATAAACATACAGCGCCGAGCGAAACCGCCTGTGAGAACTTCCTTCTTAAGGTATGAATAAATCCACGACGGGGTGGTGCAGCCCAGTAGGTTAAGACAGGGCGCAGTGATGTAGTCGTTACCTTTATTTTTTGTTTTAACTTCATAGACAGGTTCATCATATATTGTTGTGAGAAAGTCAACCATCTGCTCTGCGTTGAAGCCGAAGAAGTTTGAGAGTTCTGTTACGCAAATGGTTAAGGGTGTCCAAACGATTGGCTTTTTTGTTTTTGGGTCAACGATCTGACGGCGGTAACCAGCTTCGTCACCTTTGCCTGCCATGTCTAGACAGATGGATTCACGTGTTTGTGCTTCGGCGGACAGCGGCACGGTTTTGACTTCGCGTAAAAGACGTTTGCACAAAGCCATTGCTGTGGTTTTCTTAACCCCCGGAGGACCGACGAGACACACGTAAATGTTTGGTAAGATTTTAATATGGCCGAGGTCGAACCAAACTTTGCCTGACGCAAACGAAGCAAGCGCAACGAACGCAGAGAACGTGTGGAACATCTCAGGGGATTCGGACTCACCAACCGCTTCGAGGTAGTCTCGAAGGAAGGATGTTGGCGGGGACGACGCGGGTTGAGATTCAGTTGTTGTGGTCGTGGTCATTACTTAGCGTCTTTGTCGAACCCAATATGAAACTGTTTTGGACGTGCAGCGTCGATAAGTTGCTCTTGTATGTGACGCATAGTCCATGGCGGAGTTAAAGTAACACCTTCAAGTGCAGCAAGTTTACACAAAGCTTCAATAAACGTAACAAGTTGCGTCGAGATTTTGTCCTCGTCGCGCAAAATTTTCTGCATGTTTATTGCTTGCATTTTGTTGTACGTATGCCAAGGCTGTCCGGTAGCGCCGTCGAGCAGAACGGTTTTACCGTCCGCAGACATAAGCAGAAAACATGTGCGCGAGAAGTCGATCTTGGTTAGAAGGTTTGACAAACTGCCGGGATTATTTTGTCGTGAGTTCATAAGAAAGCGCAGTAAGCGCAGTAGTGGTGTTGACTAGTTTAGATTTCGTTAGGAAGTTCTTTCCAGTTCTCACCCCAACCACCATCGGCTGGAATATTAACTGGAATGTCGTGAATTGTAATGTCGATGCTGAACCAGTGCTTGAGTTTAGTCTTAGCCCAGTCACGGAGTTCTTGTGGCCATTGACCGCACAACGCATCGTGGACTGTGAGTATCGGTTCGACAATTAGCGATCCGTTTGGCCGACGATTCTCTGGGTCGTTGTACAAGTTGAGCAACGCAATGTTGGTGACGTAGGTTGTGTTCGCTTGTGGTTCATGCGCCAGAGCGTTACGGATTACCTCGCCTTCGATTTGTGATCGGTTACGGATTGATAAGAACTTACGACGATGACCGTTAGCTGAGTCTAAACGACCAGTTTGTTTAAGCTGTTCAGCAAGATATTTACGACGCGCGTTTACGTTGTAGAGTTTAGAGTACAACGTTTGCAGACGTTCACCAGTTGCGTTGTCAAGATCGATCGGTTCGCCTTTACCTGTGCTAACGATGTTCTTGATTGAGTCTTTGAGAATGGTTTTACGTAGCAGCGGAACCTCCATGCCGTAGTTGGTTCCGTGCTGCACACGCTTTGAGCACAAGTACATAATAGCGTCACGTCCTTCGGAGTCGATTTCGTGTTGACGCGATTTCCAGTCTTCGGTTGTCCACGTAGAGACTTCACCGAGACCGTATTTTAATGCGAGCACAATGTTCTTAGAAGGTTTGATCTTATTAAGTAGATGGTGAAACATCTGCGGATAACCGACAGCTTTTAAGTCTGCAGCAACAGTCCACGCGTCCGCACCAGAAAGGTCGTACTGAAAGAAGTCATAACCGTCGTCGGCAGTGAACATCTTACGCACAGCTTTGGTTTGGTTCTGTAAGTTCGTGCCGAGGTAAAGCTTTGTTTGTTTAGTCGTGAGTTTAATTGAACCGTCGTCGAGGAGTGCGATGTTCGCTTTAGTTTTACGTGTCATGACGTTAGTTTCAGACGAAGCTGAACGTCCGGTGTCGGGACCAACGTTTGTGAAGTTACAACGTATGCGCCCGTCATTAAACGGAATCACCTTTTGCAAGTCGGAGAACCGTGTACGCAGTTGGATTAAACGCAGAATCTCAAGGAGTTCTTTGTTTCCAGTTTCAATGTACAGTTGGTCAAGCGCGGCTTCGTCTGCGGTGAGTTTACTACCTTGAGGTGTGCGTTTCTTTTTCGGTTTAAACTTCGGACTGATCGTTGCAAGATACGCGGCATGATGATAAGCCGGAGTAATTTTCTTCGGAGGCGGACCGATGTGTCCGTAGAGCCACGCAAGTTTGTGCGCTGTAGACTTAGGGTTGAACAACGCTCCGACGATCTTGTTAACCTTTGCTTGCTGATCAACGATTTGAGAGTAAACTTCTGCGGTTTGTTTTTTCCATTCAGTCGGGTTGATACGACACCCACGGACGGACATATACGTGTAAGGGTAAACAATCTTCATGTTGAACCGATAGTGGTCGTACGAAGGTTGGTGCGCTTTGAGTATCGGCAGCATTTGGTAGTACGATTCGAGCGTAACCGCTGAGTCTTTACCGCAGTAGATTCTGTGCGTGTCATCGTCGTCGACAGTACGGTCGGACTTATAGTACGGTTCGTCTGTGTAGATACTTGCGACAGTCCCAAGGTCTTTACTTGTTTCGCAAAGTAGTTCCCAGTGCATGAACATAGTGTCATCGCAAAGGTTTCGGACAACGATGCCGTGGTTCCACAGCAAACAGAACAATTCGTAATAACAGTTGTGTGCTAGTTTCGGAACGGCAGGGTCAGACAAAAGTTCAGATACTGCTCGCCAGACACGTTGCTCGTCGTCGGGATCGGAAAAGTAATTGCCGTTAATAAACCTGGCTCCGTTACGGAAAGGTACGGTAAGAACTTCTGTGGGACTATTAGTAAAAGATATGCATTTAACGCCCGCGGCTTCAACACCACCCTCGATGTCGAACGCCACAGGAGCTTGTACTCGCCGGAGTGAATTAAGGAATTCAACACAATCATTAGCTGTTGGTCGGAAGTGTATCCGACGGTTCGGTAAGGCATAGCTTGGAGTTCGACCAATGCGGAGAGCTTTCTTAACGTCGAAGAGGAAGAGGTAAGTTTGCGATACGGCACGGATTAAATTGCTAGGGTGAAGAGTAGCGACGCACCAACAGTTAGCAGCAGTAGAGAAGAAAGGACTACCACGATAACTGTGGATTGAGACATCCACGCCCCCGTTAAGGGCTCGTACCGCAGCAGCGCCACAACATAAGATGACGTCAGGAGCATATAGTGTAAGGTCTTTAACAAGACGATTGATGCCGGACTGAATTTCAGGTCCAGACCATTGATAACTGGAGAGGTTGTTGTTAGGCGGGCGGAGTTGACAAGCGTGACCGAGAAAGCAATGGTCAAAACTAACGCCGCACTGGGACAGAATTGAACGTAAGACAAGACCAGACGTGCCGGCAAACGGTTGTCCGGTTTGTTCTTCGGACACACCAGGGGCTTCGCCCACGATTGCTAGTCGGGGCGAAGCTGTGTGTGCTGGAGGGAAGCGGTTTGGTATAATCGGCATGAGACTAAAGGTCGGAAGTGCCGAACCCTGGGTGTTGTTTGGTTGCGTCAGCGCCGAGTTTAGCGTAACCCTGCATGTCGACGTAGTGGTCGATCTCTAACGGACTGCCGTTGACTGCTCGGCCGATCTTGTGTAAGATCATGTCGATAGCTTCGCGCTGACCGTAGGAGAGCTTTGAGTAAGTGTCACCTTGACGCGCAAGGTCTTTCATTGACTGAATGATACGTGCGTTTGAGGAGAAAGCACCGTGAGTTTGTTGACGCTGGCTGAGAACTGTGTCGATTGCGGATTTCCCTTGTATGGTCTGTTCAGCCGACGTGCTCGTTTCTTGGTGAAGATTGCCTGCAATAGTTTCTTGTTGTTTTGGCGGTACTGTTGTTAGTGGTGTGTGTGCCATAATGTTTATTTCAGTTTAGGTTAAGTTTAAACCAAACGCACGTTTTCGCCAGGGAACTGACGAGCGTATAACTCAGTCAACTTCTCGCGGAGTTGGTTATAGTGGTTGGTGTCCATCTCACTTCCGACAACTTTAAACCCTTCGGTTAGCAAAGCGTATGGCATTGAGCCAGTGCCAACGAACGGGTCGCAGATTGTCTGTCCGGGAATGGCTACTGCGTTAGCAAGCCACCGCCAAAGCGTGAACGGTTTGACAAACGGGTGGCCGTGGAACTGTTTGCGTTCGGCTTCGTTAGACGCAGTGTGCACACAGGTGTGTTGCGGCTTCGCAAGCACCGCGTTACCTTTACGACACAGCACAGCGCACTCAACGGTTTTCGTGAAGTTCTTTGTCGCTGCTTGGTTCTTGCAGGTGTGAGTCTTAACCCAGATCAACGGCCAGCGTTGAGTCTTGAAGCCAGACTTCTCAGCCAACATACGACAGTGGTTGAAGTGTTCAAAATCGCACCAGAAGATACAGAACCCACCGTCACGAAGTATGCGATAGAAGTTGTCAATCCACACAGGGAGGTCATTAAGGTTGGACTGTACGTCGTGCGTGTGTGCGACGTTGTCGATGTTCTTCATACCAGTTGTGCCTTGTGACAGATGATCCATCTCGATTGCGTAAGGCGGATCAGTAATGATATGGTCAACGGATTCGTCATCGAAAGCGTCTTCCATCTTGCAGTTAAGGAACCGAGAACTGAAGTCGATTGTACGTATCGGTCGTTCGGGTTGCGACGCAGTAATCGCTTCGCCAACTGTGCGCGGTTGACTGTCGTCAGTTGGTGCGCCGAAAAGTTGATTCAGCACGTCATCGTTGAGCGAAGAACTCTTTGCGTCTCCGGACGGTTGTGTCGGCGGGGAAACCTTTTCGAACTGGCTAATGTCGACTGACGAGTCAGTGTTAATCTCGGCAAACTTTGTCGCAGCTTCGTTTGCTTTGCGCGCGGTAATCAGACGCCAAGCAGACGTGAGGTTTTCGCACGCCCAGATTTCTTTATCGCCTGCGTTAAGCAGCTTTGCCACACGCGTGACGTAGTTCACATGCGACTTGCTGAACCGAGGTCCGAGAAGTTTTGCGGTCTCACGCACGCCCCAAGACTTAGAGTCGAGTGTTGCTTCACGAGTTTTGATCTGGTGCACACGTGCTATACCGAGAGTAGTCTCCTGCCATGTGAGGTTTTCACGTTGCAGGTTCTCCTCAAGTTCAAGCGTGGACAAAGTCGAGCCGTCAAACGTGAGCATCTGACGGAAATGAACGTTCTCTTCGAGTGTTCCGGTTTCAATAAACGCTTCAATCGTTGGGTGGATTGACGACGGGATATCGTCGTCAGGCAACGCAGCGTTAATGATCGCCTGCAACGCAGACTTACGACGTCCGCCGGCAATAAGCGTTCCGTTTTCGTCAAGCACAATGGGTTGGATCAACCCGTGTGTCATGATGCTTACGGCAAGCTGTTCGATGTTGTGATACTCCTGCCGTTGCCGGTCGAGTTCTTTAACTTCAGAGAGTTGAATTGTCTGCATTGTCGAATGTATTTTGTTGTGTTAGTTCTAAGAGTACTGCGGTGATTCTGTGCATCGCAGCGTTGAGAGTTGCGTGAGACGCAGGGTCAACTGCGTTTGAGTCTAAAAGATAAGTGTGGAAAAAGCGTGGCAAGTAAGCGGGACCGTCGAGACAGATTTCGACGACCATGACGTGACCTTTGTAGGACACGTGAGTGACGCTGTAGGACACGTGAGTGACGCTGTAGTGCCGAGTGTCTGCGCGACGTTCTGTGCGCGTGGCGTATTCAAATAGCGATGGGAGTTGCATGACGAAAGAAATAAAGGTTTGGCAAATGAGTATGGTCCTATCTTAGGACAGCACTAGGGATCGGACCTAATGCTGTCGGGTAAGAAACGAAGTTGACACTTAGTGTCAACCCCGGTGTTGGTTAACGAACAGTTGTGTTCGGTTATTCGCTGTCGGTTTTAGGTCGGACAAAGGAGGCGACGCGTACCGTGGCTTGGTAGACTTCGCCGGTATCCTTGTCTTCACGTTCCGGCTCGACCTTGGTCTTAGCCGTGATCGTTTGACCAATGTAGGCTTCGAACGTAGGATCGAACTGCATGGCCTTGTTGCCGAGGGCTTCGTGGAACTGAGCGATGTTCCGGATCGGGTCGTACTTGTCCTTCTTCACCAACGAGATGATGTGGCGGACGGGATAACCCGGATTGATCGGGTTACCTTTGATGTCTTCGGCGCCGTCAGTCGCGAGCTTCAGTACGAGCAGGAGGTAGGTACCACCGCTACGTTCGGACAACTCGCGAGACATCTCGGCGATGGTGAAGTCGTACGCACCGTTCTTGAGAAGCGGCATTTGAGTATCGACTTCGCTGAGATCGACGTTGCTAAGGACGTCGAATACGTCTGTTCCTGATTGGATTTGATCTTCCATATGTTTTGTTGTGCGTTTATGGGTGAGTGCACTTCTCTGTTATTGTTACTGTTATTTTGTTTTGTTTTTGTGACAGATGTGTCACAAAGTGGTTGCCGCGGAGCGCTACAGAAGTTATTCTGTGTAACTGTGGCCGTCAGCTTTCGACGGAAACTGTTGCGGTTTACGGATTACTCCATACGCCGCAGGGTTAAGATAAAACCTTACCGCGTCGCGATTAGCGCGGAAGGTTCGGGCGTTGAAGTTTTGCAAGTACGTTCCGTCGAAGGTCTTGCACCGACTGAGTGCGACGTAACCCTGACCCCATGTGAACGACCGGTTGAGAAACAACACAGTTGAGTCAAGGGTGAGACCTTGTGCTTTGTGGGACGTGATAGCGTACGCAACGCGGAGTGGGATTTGACGTCGACGTGCGATGATCGCGTCTTCGTTTTTAATCTCCCACTGTTGCGGTTTGATTTCCATGTGGGTACCGTTGTCGAATTCGACGACGGGGATATAGGGGAAATCGTCGGACCCGTGTTTTTCGAAGCCGATGATCTTACCACACGAACCGTTGATGATTTCGAGATCGAAGTCAAGGTTGCGAAGACACATAACACGTGCGCCGACGACAAGACGTAAAGGAGAACTCGCAAGGCAGTGACGTTCGAGATCGCCACGGCCCTTGCGTCCGAGTTCAGAGTCTTCGCACCAGTCGCGAGCGGTGAACAAACGTGACTCACCAACGAGTTGATCAAGGAACTTGTTGTTGATCTTGTCGACTTCGGCGTTGTGCGTGTGGATGATCACTGCGTTACCGGACTTGGGAAGTGGTTTAGCCACGAGTCGGTTGAGGTAGTCTTTGACTTCGACATCTTGAATCCCGCGTCGTATTTTGGACAGCACGGCACCGAACTCGGGGTCGGCTTGACGAAAGATTTTCGTGAGTAAGTGCAGACGGAAGTCACCTTTAGCCCACGCTTCGGCTTGAAACGCAAAGGGTGGATTGCGGTTAACTTGGTCTCCGACTGGTGGGAGTTGCAGGAAGTCACCGAAGACAATGAGTGTCATGCCGCCGAACGGCCGCGGGTCGGAACGCACGAGCGAACAGAGTTCAGAGAAGTAGTCAAAGAGTACACCGCTGAGCATAGACACTTCGTCGATTGCGAGTATGTCGGTCTCGGTTATGTTGCGGTAAACCTTTTCGTATTTCTCTGAGCGTTCGATGTTGCGGGCGAGCATGAACGGTTCGACACGGTTGATGTCGAACGGGAGACCAGCCCACGAGTGCAGAGTGCAACCGCTGACGTTAACGGCAGCGATGCCGGTGGTTCCGACGACTGAGAACTTACGGCCAGACGTGTGGGCTAAGTCGTCAAGGACTTTAAGCACAGCGGATTTGCCGGTGCCTGCGGGTCCAGTGACGCAGCAGTTGAGGCGGTGTGTGAACACGTCTTCGATGACTGCGGATTGCTCGGGAGTGAGCTGGGCGGATGTGAGTTGTTCGGTGTGCATAATGCGAGTTATTTAGTCTCCTTTCCAAAGTACGGAGCAAGCAGTGTCCACACTTCGTTTGGTTTTTTGTTGGTCACGTCAAGCGTCTCGGTTGTAATGCCGAGTGAGTTGCCAATCTGGTGAAGGTTCTTCGGAGCGACACGAATAAGGTAAGTAGTCTTGCCTTGTTTGTCACGCCCGAACTCGGTGCGCCAAACGTCGGTGAAGAACCCTGCGAGGTTGTTCTTAAGTGAACCGGGAACCATAGGACGGTAGCCGATGACTCCGCCGGTGTCGGTGGTGATTGTGTCCTCGTGGCAGGTGACCACGAAAGTCTTTCCACTGGTGCGACCAGCCGTGACGAACCGAGTCATGTAGTTCTTGAACGGCTGCCAGTGTGCTTGTGCCATGAGTTCCATGTCACCAACTTTGAGAGTTTTGAAGTTCTCTTTCGGCGCAGCGGCAAGGATACGTGCCATGAGAAAGTCAACGAGTGGCGAGAGCGAGTCAATGAGAATAGTTTTGACCGCCGGGTTATCGCGTGCAAGTTTCATAAACTCCATGCAAACGTCCCAGCGTTTGTTCATCGGACGTTCAGTTCCGTCTTCATTGACATTCGGGTCAAAGTAAAAGTAATCGAAGTCGGGTTCAGTAGCTTTCGCACGAGCAAGCGGTCCAGCGAAGTTCTTATCGCAGTCGAGTACTGCAATAGGAGACTCGAAGCCGAGACACGCTGTGGTTTTGCCGGACTTAGGTTGTCCGATCATGAGCAGACCGAACGATTCGAGTCGATCGAGCTGCGGTTTATGTTGCATTTGTATTGGCATAAGTAAAAAGCACGAATGTGCGTAGAGTGTGGAGCGTTAACAGTTAAGGCGTGATAGTTTCGTTTTCGATTTGTTGAATAACAAACTCAATGATGTGTGAGTCTGGCGTGTTGTCGAAGTCGTCACCAAAGAAGTGTTCGATGTTGTCTCCGTCAAGTTCGAACTCAAAGTTTGCATGAAAGAAATACGGTTTGTATTCACGTGGCCGTGAGTACTCTTTCGGGTCGTCGTGCTGGAGTGGGTTCCAGTGAACGGTAACTTCAAGTTGCTTTTCTTGTGGTGGGTACCACAAAGTGTTGTGCGTTTTGTGCATGAGTGCGGCGGGCATGGTTAGAAGTAAACAGCTGGATCGTCAGGAATTACTGGGTTAGAAAGAGCCTTCGACTTCGGTTGTTGTTTAACTGCCGTCTTTTTAACCACGGTTTTCTTCGGAGACTTTTGCGGCGTTTTGTTTGGTTGATCCAAACACAAACTACACCAATCGACATTTTCTTCAACCCAGTCAAGATAATCAGGGTCTTCGGCGAGCACTTGACGAACGGTTGCTCCACGGTGCTTACCGAAGGTTAAGACGTCGTTGAGACCAAAGATAACAATCTCGTCGGTTTGCGGTCGCTGCGGTTGCGACTGCGTTTGCTTCTTCGGTGTCGGCGAAGGCGTGGCAGAAGCAGAACGTATTGCGTCTGCGATGTTGTTTAACGCATCGCAGAGTTGTTTAAATTCTGTAGGATTCATGACTGTTCGTCTGGGTTAGATGTTTAACCGTCAATGAAACTCCGAATCGAATCCAACGCGTCACGTGGGATGTTCGGACTGGTGACAACTGGTTTCTTCTCCAGCGTTTGCTCGTCAGCTGTGGGGTCCCACGTGACGTCACGATATTCACCAGAATACAAAACCATTTCGCGGTTCTCAAGCGGGAGTTGACAGACGTTGTAGTAAGTGCAGCGACCAAACCGGTGCTTGCACGCAGTGGTACGCATCGGGAAGTTACCGCGCTGCAAATCGTGCAGCATGTCTCCGATGAGAAGAATGGTGTTTTGTTTCCACTCTTCGATGTGACTGTCGTCAAAGTAAACAATTTGACGTTCAAAGAATGTGTTGCAAGCAATGGTTTTTGTCGGAGGTCGGCAACCGATTACGTTAATTCGTGCACCAAGCACGTTCTCACCGGTGAGTTGACGACCAGCCCAAACGTAGCCTTTCATTTGGCCGCCGGTAAAGTACTCATCAAAGAGTCCGGCACCACCAACTGAAGAAGTTTTGTGGTCGGTGACAAGGATTGTCCCGTCTGCTTCACGTGTGATGAGGTCAATACGTCCGGTGTAGAACACAGGCAGGCGAGTCACAACTTTGAACTCTTTGGTCACAAGATCAACTGTGGTGATCGGCGTTGTGAGTTCAAACGTGGTCAGCGGCAAAGCAAACGCAAGTTCGCAAGCGATGGTGTCATCGTGCGTGGTGAGCACGTTAAACGTTTCAGTCGGGTACTCTTTGTTGTATTTTGCGACTGTCGCACAGGCGTTGTCGAGCGTGCGCCACTCGCCGTCAGGTTCCGCGCCTTTGTTTGCCCACTCGTCTGCGAGAAGCTGTTGCATCTGGTCAGTGACACCCGCTGAACCTAGCAGCACGTTGCTTCCGGTGTAGCGGAGTTCAAGTGCCTTGTGCATCCGACGGCCGTACTCAAGTGCCCATGCGGTTGAGTTGAACTCACGACGATGGATGATACGATATTCACCTTTGCGATTGCACTCGACAAAGTTAGTGAGGGTTGAGTTATCGGCGAAGAATACTCCGTCGATAACGGGGAGCGCGAGAGACGTGCCAGGTGCGGATGGTAATGTGTAGTCCATAATGTGCGTACGTGATAAGCGTTAAGACTAAACGTTTTTAACACGACCAAGTTTGAATCCGCGAAACGCGAACGCACGTCGTGATTTGTTCGGGCTGCTCGCACAACCACGACGTGCGTACACGTTGGCGCAGTTTACGTTGGTTAAGTTTTTTGCCTTGTGTGAAAAAGTCAGCAGGCGAGATGTGATACGGGTTGTTTGTAGTTCTTGTTGGCATAACGTTGGCGTTGTTTTTTTTGGTTGATTGCGTATCGTCCAAGGATAGGACGATACTTGGAAAAGAGAACGTGCGTAGTTAAAACGTGTGCGCAGCTAAAACGAGTACTTATTCAACAGCTCAGCAGTCTTCGGTGCACTGCGAGACGAAGAACTTTTCGGTTTGCCGGAACGTTTCTTCGCGGACTTGTCTGCCATTTGCGCTTGCAGCGTACCGTTTGAACCGGCTGCGGCACGGAGCTGTTGAACGTGTTCGCGCAGTTCGTCTGGCGTCATGTCGTCCATCGGCTTGTCAATCAAAGAGATTAACGGAGCAGCTTCGTCGTCTGCTGGTATGTCACGGACATCAGCGTTAGCCGGATTGGAACGTAAGTGTTTTGGATTTTCGTTAGGGAGGTTATCGACTGATTTACTCATAGGTGTGGCGGACTTCGTTGTCTGTTGTAGGTGGAAGGATGGGTTTGTGTGATGAAAGGACTGACTCAACGAACTCACTAATGTCGGGTTCAATTGAAGTGTTGTGACAGAACTGACGAACAACTTCAAACGTGATAGCTTGACGTTCGTGGTAGCCGAGGTCGTGGAGATTGAGACGTTGAAGCTCTGCGTCTAGTCGCGCAATGTAAACACCGAGCGCGTATTTCCAGAAGCCACGAAACGGTGCGGCTTGACGAAACCGTTCGCGGACTTCAAGTGGAATGTCGATTGAGAGACGCACTGCGTCGTCCGATTGCGGAGTGCAAGCGAGGTAGGGTGAAACGTAATCTCGGTAGATGTAAGGTCGGGACATAGTTAAGCTGGTGTTGAGTCGAATGACAATGAGTCTGGGTCGGTGGACGACGATGACGTTGAGTCTGGGTCGTTGATTAAAATAACGGTGCTGTCAACACTTTCGACTGCTGTGATTGTTGAAGTGTCGATTACAAAGTGTTTGCCGTAAACCTGTTGCAGGTCGGACAGTTGTGACTGCACGGTAGCGACGTCGGTTTGTTCAAGCGTAAAGTCAGTTAACAGTCCGCGCTTGAGAAAAACATAAACCGCAAACAAAACTTCTGCATCAGACTTGCCGAGCGAGTAGCTTTGCGTTGCTGCTGCGAAGTCTGTTGGATTCGGGCGGACTTGTTCGTCGCGAGGTTTCGCAGAAGGTTTGAACTGTTTAAGTTCTTTGCGCACGAGTGAACGCTGACCGAAGCAAACAAGATCGTTGAACTGCGAGACTTGGTAGTCGTCACCGATAGCGAGTAAGCGTTCGTATTCGGTGCTGGAGAGAACGTCATACGCGTTTTGTTGTTGAGCGCGGATAGCGTCGCGGAAACGTGCTGCGAAAGTTTCGGTCGAACCAGCGGGTCGAACCCATGTGACTGAGTGTCCGTGGTTGGTGATTAAGTCACGCATAGCGTCGAGGTAACGTTCGACTGCGTCGCGGGAGAAACGTGATGGTGTTGTTGGCATAACGAAAAAAAAAAAAAAAAAAAAAAAAAAAAAAAAAAAAAAGTACTACGTTACGTTACACAGCCACTCTTACGCCTTACGCCTTGCGTCTGCCTCACCCAGCACTCTGCTGTCCCTTACGCCTCGCCTCACGCCTTAGTGCCACTGCTTCTCAT